TGAAGCTGCAAGATCTGAAGTCTGCTTAATCGACTCAAATGTCTATTCAATGGAAACCTACGAGTAGGCAGGAATCCTTCATAGAATTACCAGACGATATCTTTGAGGCATTATATGGAGGGCAGGCAGGTGGAGGCAAGTCAGAGGTACTTCTTCAACTCCCACTAGTTAGAGAGTTTTATCAACATCCAAGATTTAAGGGAATAATCTTCAGACGCACGCTACCAGAACTAGAGCGTGAAATAATTCTTAGATCTCAAACAGATGGATTTTATAAGGCTTGTGGAGGAGAGTATCAAGACCAGAAAAAACGCTGGAGATTTCCATCAGGAGCTATAGTTCAGTTCGGGCATCTTGAACATGAGACAGATGTAAAGATCTATGACACAGCACAGTACAACTATATTGGATGGGACGAAGTTACGAGCTTTACTCCTTATCAATACGAGTACCTCACGTTCAGCCGATGTAGAAGTAGTGACACGAATCTTCCGTCCATTGTGCGATCAGGGACCAATCCAGGAGGTATCTCTCATAACTACTTCAGAAGAAGATTCGTCGAACCTTGTCGAGAAGGTAATAAAGTTATTCGAGAAATAAGAACGATTGCCGGCCGCACAACAGAAGTAAAACTAATCTTCATTAAATCTAAGGCAATTGACAATGAATATTTAATGAAAGCTGATCCTGGTTATTTAGACAGGATGCAGCGATTACCTGAAGCTGAAAGAATTGCAAAAGCTGAAGGTGATTGGTGGATTTATTCTGGTCAGGTATTCGATGATTTCAGATCAGAAAGAATTGGTTCTGAACCAGAAAATGCACTCCACGTTATACCAGGTTTTACAATTCCCTACTTTTGGCCTAGAATCTTAAGTATAGATTGGGGATATGCTGCAATGACTCACGCATTATGGTGGGCCATAAATCCATTGCCTTCAGCACACAACCCTGCAAAAATTTATGCTTACAGAGAGTATGCAGCTAAAAAAGAGAAAGTTTCTACCTGGGCTGGAAATCTCCGTACGATATCTCATGGAGAAGATATTAGAGACATTGTTCTCGATCCTTCAGCTTTCGGTCATAGGGGAGACGAAAAGACACTCGACGAACAGTTTGCAGATTCATTCGGAAGAAGTGCCCGTCGTGCGGATCAAGATAGAATTGGAGGAAAACTTTTAATTCAGGAGTACTTACGTTGGAGATCTAACGGACCACGAGTATTACCAGCAGAAGGATACAACTCAGAAACAGCATTGAGAATAAGACGTATAGGCGGTGAAGATGCACTTCGAGAGTATGAACGAACTTTCATGCATATAGAAGATGAAGGATATTTACCTAAGATCTTAATCTTTGATAATTGTAAAGAACTAATTAATGCAATTCCTCTTTGTGTTTATGCAAAAAATAATCCTGAGGATGTAGAAGAATTTGTTGGTGATGATCCATATGATAATTTTAGATATGGATTGAAAGCGTGTCAGTATTTCTTAGATTCAGGCAAAACAGACGCAAGAGCCGAGGCCGAGCGTGTTCACGTGTTGAACAGGTTGAATGAGACTCAAAACATGACGGCCTTCTATATGAATATGGCTCGTTTGGAACGTAACGAAAGATCTTCACGCGCACCAGTAAGTCAAAGGAGGTTCGGTAATGCCCGACGAAGGATTGCTTCTTAATTTGGATGAGAGAGCTAAACAAGCTAATGAACTTCTATCTAAGAAGTATGAAAATAATTTAAAGGATGTAAAAGGAAATGCAGGATACTCTCCTGCTCAAGGAACTGCTGGACCTTCTTATCAAAGCTCAACTGGACCTTCCTGGAAAGAAGTTGCAGAAAGTAACATGCAGTTAGCAATTCAATTAAGAGATGAAATGCATTCGTGGAAGGAGGCATACGAGAAGGAGAGAGAGCGAAGTGATCGTATGGATCATGAATTGTTAAATATTCTTTGTAAACTTGACTTTATAGGGTTTAAAGAAAACGAAAATCCAGAAAACGAAACTAAACACATAGTGCAGCCGGTTGATTCGGTGAGGCAGCGAAGGTCAAACTGGCCGGAGTTTCGTGCAAAGATGGAGAAGAGATTCATGTCGGCTCATGCTCATGATGCAGGAATAGAGTAAAGAAATGCCTTTTGCAAATAAAGAAGATCTTAAATTTCATAATAGAATGCAAACTAGTGAAAGAAATAAGCATACAACTTGGAAATTAGATCCAGCAAAAGAACCAAAATCTTTAATACCTTCAACTTGGCCAGCATTAGAGGCTGCAATGAAGAAATTTGTTGAACCAGGATTTAGTTTGAGGAAACGAAAATGCCAGTAAAATCTGCTAAACAATGGGGACTTATGGGAGCGGCGCGCGCCGGGAATTTGAGGTCTGCGGGTGGGCCTAGTCCAGCAGTAGCGAAGGAGTTTATGGATAAGACCCCTGAAAAGAAGCGTCGTGCATTCGCAAGTGCATTGAAGAAAAAGAAACCCGGATTGATGCAAATGCATCGATAAAATGTCTAAGAAAAAAGAGATCGATCACGATTTACAGGAGGCACTTAAAGATTTAGTAAAAGAATGTGAAAAAGAAGATGAGTTTATTAGAAGAGCTCAAATAAGAACTTGGAAGAAAAATGAGGAGTTTTGGCACGGTGTTCAGTATTTATTTTGGAATACAAAAGATCAAACTTGGATTAGTCCAGAATCAGGAGCCGCACCTAATTTAGGCTTTTCATCTGAAGAACAGAGTGAACTAGGTCCAGTGTATGATTACGTCGTTGATATCTTCACTGCTCATGGACAAAGTATTATCGCAGCTCTTTCAAGTCAACTTCCAGCAGTTAAATTCGTCCCAGATAATGCACAAGACGACGAAGATATTGACACTTCTAAGACCTTTGATAAGATAGCAGAACTTGTGGCACGTCATAACAATGCTAAGTTAATGTTCATGAAAGCATTGTTTTATCTTTGGATAAATGGTTTTGTAGCTTCTTATCGTTACATTGATACTGATAAGAAATATGGTACTTATACAGTTCCTGTTTATGGGGAAAAAGAAATAAAGACTTTTGTTTGTCCGGATTGTGGTGCGGCAATTGAGGGAGATGAAGGAAGTGAAGTAAATTTAGGAGATGAAGTAAATGAGGGAAATGCAAAGGAGGGAAGTGAAGTAAATACGGGAGATGAAGGAGGTGAGAGAGATGAAGTAAGTAAAGTAAATGAAACAGGTGAAGATGCAGGTGAACCTGAACTTGACGCACCACAGACAATTGCCGCACCACAAATTTGTGAGTCTTGTCAGCAAAAAGTAATTCCAGAACCTGGACCAACTCAAAAAGTTCCAATTAAAGTTTATGATGAAGAGAAGCCTAAATCTAGGGTCAAACATGAATTGTATGGTCCCTTGTTTGTTAAAGTTCCTATTTATGCGTTCGATCAAGAGGGATGTGGTTACTTAGGTTTATATCTCGATAAACCTAAAGATGAACTTCTTGCGGCGTTATGTTATGATGAAAAAGGAAAATTAGATCAGGAACTTGCAAATAAAATAAGATCTGAGTATATGATAAATGACGATCGTTGGGCAAGAAATGAATTTCAGTACCCAACTGGTCCAGAGCAGGAAAATAAGTCAATGACGACACTAGTTCAGTATTGGCTTAGACCTTCAAAATTTAATCTTTGTCAAGACTTTTCAATGATTGAGAAACTTCTTAAAGAATTTCCTAAAGGGGTTAAGGTAGTTCTTGTAGGAAGAACTAAAGTTTTTATTTCAGCAATGGAGGAAGATCTTGATCGTCGTTGGACGTTAGGTAAGGCTGGATTAAGCACTTATATTCATTCTGACCCTTGGTGTAGGCCACTTGTCCCTGTCGCGGAAATGAGGAATCAGCTTGATAACCTCATAATGGATACGATAGATCATGGAATGCCAGCGACATTTGCAGATAGTGAAGTTATAGACTTTGATGCCTACGGAAATTTTGAAGCAAAGCCTGGTTATATGTTTAAGGCTAAGGCTAGACCTGGAAAGACGTTATCTGAAGGTTTCTATACAGAACAGAAAGCATCAGTCCCACGTGAAGTAGGATCTTATCGACAGATGCTTGATAAAGATGCTCAATTTGTCGTTGGTAGTTTTCCAAGTCTATACGGAGGCCCATCAGAAGGAAAGAGTAGGACATTCTCTGAATATAATGCGAGTAGACAACAAGCACTTCAAAGATTGACAATATCTTGGCAATTCGTAGGTGATTTTCATCGCAGAATGATTGAAGAAATGGTTAGGATGTTCGCTGAAATGATGATAGAAGACGAACATTTTACTAAAGTAGAGTCAGGAAATTATATCACAGTTTGGATTAAGAAATCTCAGATGTTAGGTAAAGTAGGTGGGGTTGAATCAGAAGCATCAGATTCCTTCCCAATGACTTTACAACAGAAACAATCTTTCTTGCAGAAATTTATTGAACTAAATAATCCTCAAATAAATGCTGCATTATTTTCTCCAGAGAATCGTAAGAAACTTCAGACCATCTTTATGATGGATGAATTAGTTATGCCTGGAGCAAATCAAATTTATAAGCAGTGTTGTGAAATAAATGAAATGCTACGTGGTGCGGGGCCCATCGCCCCAGGAATGTCGTCAGTGCCGATTGATCCATTAGTTGATGACGACGCGATTCATATATCTTACTGTAAAGATTTTATGGTCAACGATGTTGGGCTTGATCTGCATAAACAACAACCTGAGATCTATGCAGATATTGAAGCTCATTTGTCGATGCACCAACAGAATTTGCAATTAAAAACTGCAATGCAATTTGAGGGAACTCCTCCTGGACAAACTCCAGATACAAGTGAAACTAGTGAAGCAGGGGGTGATGAATGATAGAGGATAAAAAGCAATGACGAAGGCAATTCAATTAACCGCTGCTGATTCAGCCGCACACAATCTTTATGCTCTCATTCTTGCAGCTTTAGGAGTAACTCAATTACCTCAACGTGTTGATCTAGGAGCAGTATTTTTCCCGGATTTCGTTGCTTCGGTAACTTTTTCTCTTGACTTATCAACAAATTCTGGTAAAAGTCTCTCTGTTCAAGATCAAAATGGGAATGAAATGCAGCAGGTACTTCCAGGGATTCCTTTTACTCTTGGCGCTGGAAATCAAAACGCTGTAGGATTACAAGCAATTTTGATTCAAGCATCAGCAAGTGGGGTGATAACAGATGTTTCGATTGTTCAAATTTAGTTGCTTACTCGCGTTATTGTGTAGTTGCATAAATGCACAAATTGCTATTTATGTAATTTCAGGATCGACTTTACCCTCTAGCTGTAGCATGGCACAAGGACAAGTATGGTTTATTACATCAGGAGGTCCGGGTGTCGAAGGTATGTATCAATGTGGCCCAACTGACAATACTTGGACATACATAGGAAGTTCAGGTGGGACTGGAGTTACATCATTTAATTCTCGAACAGGTGCAGTAACTCCTACATCTGGGGATTATACAATAACTCAGGTAACTGGTGCGGCACCCAGTGATTCACCAGCTTTAACAGGTAATCCAACTGCTCCCACTCAGACAGCGGGAGACAATTCAACTAAAATTGCGACGGATGCATTTGTAACTACTGCTGTAGCGGCAGGTGGTGTCGTATCTAGTGTATTTACTCGAACTGGAGATGTTACAGCAAATACAG